ATTAACCTATTTATAATAAAACATTAAATGGGGAGTCCATTAGATTTAGTTAATTCCGAAGTTTTTAGAAAGAAACTTATTACAAGAAACTTGACACCTTATGCCAAGTCTCCTAATAGAGCTACGCCACCAACTAACTACGAATACATTCAATCCGACACTTCAGTAATTGATAGTCCTGACCAATTAATTGACGAACCATCCTTTGCAAATAAATTGTATCCACTTAATAGGTGGGGTAATGAAGGTGGATATTCTCAAGTTCCAGATCTCGTAGGTAATACTAATTCTAAATCAAATGAAGGAGAATATGGATTTCAAGATGCAAACATTTTAAGTGAGGCAGAACCCGAATCTAAAAATTGGAGAAAAATTAATGCTTTTGGTAATGGTGGTGAACAATTATATGATAGTGCACAATTTGTACAATCATTAGAAACAATTGATGCTAATGGTAGTTCAAGATATTATAACAACCAACCATACCCAAACTATAACCCTTCATCTTATGGACCAGTTTCAATATTATTAAGTCCTGACCCACAAGGAAGTAATGGATCTTTAAGTTCTGATTCATATCTTGCTCGTTTAGGAGCATCAAGATTAAGAAAAGGATTTGAAGAAAGAATTGCAACAGGAATATATCAACAAACAGTTGGAAGAGCTAATGCATTTAATGTAAGAAGTGGTACAGATGTATTGAATTTAGTAACAGGTAGGGTTCCGTTAATTGAACCTAACTATACCATTACTGCACCATCCAATCCAATACTTGCCGCAACAGACTTTGCATTAAGACTAGCCGGTAGTACCATACCAACATCAACAATACCTGGTTCTTATTTTGATGCAAGTATCAATTCTGGACAACCAACAACAATTCAACAATTAAGTTCTGCATTTCTTAAAACATCTATAGGTAAAGGATTTAGTAGATTATTAGGAGGTGATAAAACGGGTTCACAACTATTCTTAAACAATACAGGTGGTGGTCAAAAATCTAGATTATTTGGAAACATTGATTACAATAAATTTAAGCCAGATTATCAAAGAACTTTATTTGATAGAGTTGGTGGTGCCTTAGTTGGTTCTACAACTAATAATAGTAATTTTTATGTAGGGTCAAGAACATCAGACCCATCAAGAGTATTTTCACCAGGAGGTGATGTACCTGTAAATCAATTCGGACAAGAAGTTCAATCACCTGTTTATGGTCCTAGTGAGCTTGCGGCACTATATGAAGGTCCTGATAAAGAAAGTAAACTTGGTGCTAACGGACCTACATATGGTAATGGTGGAGGAATCGAAGGTGGCTTTACATGGGTATCCCCAAAATATAAAGGTAATGCTGGAAAGTATGTTGGTATTGGTGGAGAAATTATTAGACAAGATTCAGATTTTAGACCATCATCATATGATAAGACTGAATCAACAAATCAAACATATACTGAAGGTTCAATCCTTGATGACACACAAAGATTAATTAATAGCCAACCTGCAGGGGGAAGAAGATTACAACATGTTGGTAATGCTATAGACCAAGTTAGTAAGGTCTTCAATGATGGTTATAGAGAGATTACAAAGGGTTCTAGAGTGTTGAAGTATATTGGTTCCATTGGACAAGAAGTGGGTACTGAGTACTGTCGTGTGTTTACCAAAGACGTTCCTTATTTACAATACAATGACCTTCAAAAAAGAAATGGTATGACAACTGAAGGTAGAAAGTTTGCATATTCTGTTATGGATAAAACTTGGAACTTAAATATCTATCCAAACAAACAAGAAGGTGGACAAGATTCAACGAATCTTATCGGAACAAATAGCACTGCTTATGCTAAAAAATATATGTTTTCATTGGAGAATCTTGCTTGGAGAACATCTAATACACCTGGATATTCTGTTTCAGATTTAGCTGTTTGTGAAAGAGGACCTAATGGTGGTAGAGTAATGTGGTTTCCACCATATGGTTTAACATTTTCAGAATCGGTTAGTGCCAATTGGAAAAATACTGATTTTATTGGAAGACCTGAACCAATATATACTTACAATAATACAAGTAGAACAGGTAGTCTTACTTGGAAAATAGTTGTTGACCATCCTTCTGTTTTGAATGTTCTCGTTGATAAAGTTTTAAAAAATGAAACAAACAAAACAAGAATTGATAGTATCATTGATTCATTTTTTGCCGGATGTAGAACATATGATTTATATGAATTAGCCAAAAAATATGTCACCATAAATCCTAATGATTTGTATGAACTTCAACAAATGATATCATCTAAGGAAATGACAAAAGAACAATTAACATATACAGTTGAAACACTTACTAGTGGGGCAAAATCCACATCAGGTATTCAACCAATTGCACCAAATAATACAAAAATCCAATTTAGTGATTTTAATAATTTAGCATTTTATTTTGATAATGATATACCAAAACAAGACGAAAATGTTTTAAATTATTCTTCTGAATACACATCATATAGTGGCAATGTTTTAAGCGGTAATTATACAAAACAAGGCACTGCTGCGGTAACACAATCATTTTTTAATTCAGTAGTCAAATCTAATTATGAAAAAATTCAAAAATTATGTGTGGAAATTGGAATGGCATTAAAAAATAACGATGGAAATATTTCAATAATAATTGATGCCACTTGTTCTGCACCTGCAACTAGTTCATATAATAAACTACTAGCAACAAGAAGAATTAATGCAGCAATACAATACTTTGCTACAAATATAAATACTGCAAAATATTATAATAATAGATTACTTATTAAATCAGGTACCAACTTTGGTGAAGAATCAAGCGTATTACAATATGATGAACAAACGAAAGATTTTACAAAAGGTACTAAAGTAAAATGTACAGACAATCCAAATACTAAAGGTGGAGATAGTATGTCGTCAACTGAAGTTTATACAACAAATGCGATGGCTTGTAGAAGAGCATATATTACAATAGATGATTCAAAACTCAATCAAACACAACCACAACCAAATGCTCAACCTGTACAACAACAAACAACAAATGTTATACATGGAGTATTGACACCGGTAACAACAACAGTACAACAAGTTGAGCAAAAATATGTAGAAAGAGATAATATAACTAAAAGAGTATTGAGGTCTTTACTTTCTGAATGTAATTACTTTGAAAGTATTAAAGAAGATTCTCCAATGGTATATGATAATTTGAAAGAAAAATTAAAGTTTTTTCAACCTGGATTTCATTCAATGACACCAGAAGGATTAAATACTAGATTAACATTTCTTCAACAATGTATGAGACCTGGTGATACAATACCTACAATTAAGACAGTTGGACAAACAAATGAACTTCAGTATAATAATGCAACTAACACTGCGTTTGGAGCGCCACCAGTATTAGTATTAAGAATTGGTGATTTTTATAATACAAAAATTATTCCAACAGGTTTGCAATTAGCATATGAAGAGTTAGATATTAACCCTGAAGGTATTGGTATTCAACCAATGATTGCCAATGTTACAATGAGTTTTAATTTTGTTGGAGGTAGTGGATTAAAAGAATCTGTAGATAAATTACAAAACGCATTAACATTTAACTATTATGCTAATACTGAAATGTATGATGATAGGGCGGATGTTACTGATTTAAGTTATAAAGTAATTGATAAAGCTTGGATTAATGCAGGACCTCAACCACCAGGACCAACACTTAATCAAACACAAGATAATAATCCACAGTCAAACGAAGCGACTATTGGAGATATTTTATCTACTTCAGGAACAACAGGAACAATTAGTTATAAGAAATTTATGAATAGTTTTGTTACTGAAACACAAACTTATTTTCAAACTTTTGTTAACAAAAGTAGAGAATGTGTTAAACAATATAATAATGCTATGTTACAAAATTGGACTTCAAGTAGAAATTATATAACAGGAACTTTCTTGGTAGATACAAGTGCGGGTAAAGAAGTTTTAATTATAGGTAAACCTGATAGTATTCAACAAATAGTGGATGGTGTGTTTACTGATTATCTTGCGGATATAGAAAGTGATAATAAATTAACACAAGATAGGTTTATTAATTTTATGTCAGGACAACAAAAAAACTTTAATCCTAAAGTAATTAGAGCTTTAAAAATGAATATGAAGAATGCTGTTACGAATAGAAAAAGTTCATATCAAAATGCAATAACTCAATTAAATCAAGATATTGTTACACAACAACAAAAATATATTCAATATTTAACAAGGGCTAATGTGATACCTTTATGTCAAAGTGGCGTAGTCGGACCTACAGGTACTGACGGATTACAAGAAAAAAATGGTAATGTTGTGATTTATAACATTAGTGGTACAACCAATGTTTATCCTTCTTCTAATACCACAAATACATTTCTTGAAATACAGGATGATATTAGAACAATTGGTTATAACATTAGTTCATTTTATGATATAATAGTAAAATCAAATAAATTTACATATGATTCTAATTCATATGATGGAATTGCTTTGTATGGAGTTAATAGTGAAAAAACGACACAAAAAGATTTAAAACCAATAGTATTTAATGCTTTTAATAAAGATGATGATTTTCAATTTCTTTCGTTTAAAAGAATGTATATGATTTTATCTCCTGAAATATTAGATGATAAAAGATATCAAACCTTTAAAAATGAGATAATTGGTGGTATTATTAAGAGTAAAGATATTCTTGATAGCGGCGGAAGTACTGATGTTAGTGAACAATTTGATGCTTATTGGTTAGGAACCGCAAAACCTAAATTTACCAAAGAGAACTCAATAACAACTGCATTTTTAGATAATCTTGAAAAAGATAAATTAAAAAAATATGTAAATTATACTCCATTTGCATCCAAAGATAGATTATTTACTTTTGAAAAAACTACATCACCAACAGTAAGTCAAACTAGTGTAATAACAGGATTAGGTAGAGTGTTAGCAAATACTGATAAAACTACTTGGAATAATTTTGATAAACCTTTGGCATATGTTTCAAAACTAAAACTTAATTAATGGCGTATCAATATTATAATCGTTATGATGAGTTTATTATTAATGGTGAGCAAACTGTTGTGCCTTTTGTTTATTTATATCCAAAACCTACTGACCAAACTTATATTTATAAAGTTGCTCAAAGTAGATTAGATAAAGTATCTCAAGAATTTTATAGTTCTCCTTACTTTAGTTGGTTAATATTACAAGCCAATCCACAATTTGGTGGACTAGAAAATAATATTTATGATGGTGCTGTTTTAATAATACCTTTCCCATTAATATCTTCATTACAAGACTATAAAGCGGCATTAGAAAATCATTTTTATTATTATGGCAGGTAACTTACAAGCTGATAACAGCGGAAATATATTGGTTGATTTTGATTATAACAATCTTATTGTGGTTGATCCTAATAAGACAATAGATTCATTTGGTAAAATCAGAGAAAGAATTATTGACCATGAGAATTTGGTAATGTATGTTAATCTTGAAGCTGAAGTAATACCAAGAACAAAATTATCTGTAGGAGGTAGTCCTGAAGATAGAATTAGAACTATATCAGTTGCCAAGATTAATTTTTTAAAACCAACAAAAAATAGTTATTTGGGCGCTGGTTATTATGATGAATTAACTGGAAAAAATTCCACCAAATATCAGGGAATTAACCAACCAAAACAAGTACCGATTAATCCTGGATTTGGTGAAAAACCCTATGTGATAAATACTGTTGCAGATGAGACAAATATTATTGATACAGGGTTACTTGGAATAACAAATATTAGCATTAAAACTAGTACTTCATTTATCCCAAGTGTGACTATTGAACTTGAAGATATTCAAGGTAAAGCATTATTTGAACTTGGTAATAATTCTCCGTATGCTGCATTTTTTAATTTACCATATTGTCCATTTTATTTAACCTTAAAAGGTTATTACGGACAAGCAATTAGGTACCAATTAAATTTAGAAAAATTTGCCGCTAGATTTAATTCGGTTAGTGGTAATTATCAAGTAACTTTAGACTTTAAAGGATATAAATTTAATATATTAAATGAAATTTCTTTTGGACATCTTCTTGCAGCACCACACATGTATGCTCAAACATTTCAAATAACACAATCACCAACAGAATCACAAACAACTAGTAACACAAAAGGAGTTGCGTTAGCAGGTAAAACAGGGCAAGGAACAAATAGTACAAATAATGTTACAACCGAAATTATATCTGAAAGAGGGTATCAAAAAGTAGTTGAAATTTATAGTGAATATAAAGCCAAAGGTTTAGTCGCTCCTGATTTTCCAGAATTAACTGTCCATCAATTAATGAATAAACTTCAAAACTTTGAACAAGCAATTGTTAATTCATATAAAAAATCTAATGTTGAACCATTAACAAATATTAGAACTTATAAACAAAAATTGGCTGATTATTTTGCAAATGTTAGAGGTTCTAATACATCTTGGTTTAATACATATTGTAATATTAAACCTATAATACTTAATGATGGACAATTAGTGTATACGTTTAAAGAGAATTTAGATGAAACGGCAAAACAAGATGCTCTATCTAAATTATCAGATTTGGTTGCCAAATATAATTTAGAGTTAGCAGAAAATAAAACTTTAGGAAAATCTGGATCATCTCCAATTGAAAATCCAATAAAATATGATGACTTTTTTAAACTTGTTAATGATTCCGATATAAATTGGGTAGAGACTGTTAGATATCAAACAGGTACGGTATTACCAACAACTGAACAAATCTCAACTATAAAAACTAATGTAAAGAAACAATCAGCACCTAGTGTTGAAGTTATAACAGTTCTTGGTGTTGCTATACCAAAAACAGTTGTATTTCCCAAATTTTTAATATTTGAAGGTGACAAAAAATTTGATAAAAATGTTGCTAATATGGAAACTCAGACTAATGCAAAACTTTCTGAAGTTGAAGGTATTTTATCTGCAGATTTGGCTAGAAAAATTGAAGATAGGGCAACTGGTTTAGGTTTTAAACCAACAGTAAGAAATATTATTGCTGTTATTATGGCATCAACAGAGGCGTTTATAAGACTTCTTGATGATGTTCATACAAACGCTTGGAATGTTAAATATGATCCTATTAGAAAAAATGCTATATTAGACAATCCATCATCGGCTCCTGGTTCAGATACAAGAGATAAAGTTCCAATTTCTGTGAAAGCTCAACAATCTAATCAAGGATTATCTACATCACAAATACCTGTATATCCTTGGCCACAGTTTTTTGTTGAGACTCCTGAAGATAAACAAGGAAGGTTTCAATTAAAATATATTGCAGACCCATCAGTTGTTAACCTTACTAAAGGTTATCTATATGATAAATGGCCTGAGGTTGAATTTGTTGAGGAATATATGAAAGGGTTAACTGTAAAGTTTCAGGCATCTTTAAGTCAGCCATCATTGGATGCTGAATCAAAAACATTGATAACAAATGTTAATGCTATTGAATATCCAAATGTAGGTATTGCGTATGTTAATAAAGAAGAAATTAAATTCTTTTATGAAATTTGGGAAAGACAATATTTGACATCTTTTTATTCAGGATATGTTAGATTAGGTGGTAATAATAATGGAACTGGAGGTTTTTCAGATTATTCTATGAAAGTTGAAACACAAAATCTTAAAGATAGTTTAGGTGTTAGTTCACCATTTTTAACTGTTAAATTAAAAAATTTTGATTTGAATTCTAATAACTATGTAAGTACACTTCAAACAATTTCAAATCAAGGAACTGGCAGATCATATCAAGATTTTATTAGAGATTTTTATGTTACACCATATATTAAAGCATTAACAGATTCTCCTTTTTCGATATTAAAATTAAATGATACTGGTAAAATTCCGGTATCTGCGCAAGACTCAAAAGCTTTACAGGAAATAATAAAGACGCCATATAATACGCCAATGTTATTGGATACTTATCCGTTTACTGATCCGAAATGGTGTGCAACAAATATGGATAGTTCATTAAAAAATACAGGTGAACTTGTATATAATACTAGTAAAACATATAAGATATTTTCTCAAAATAATGTAATTGCCAATTTTGATACACTTACAGATTATCTTACCAATAGACCTGTTACAAATTTTTCGTACTTAAAAGTAAGTAATCCATATACTACAGTAACTAATGATGATTTAAATGTATTCTATACTGCAAGAAAACCACAAGAATTTGTACCAACAGAAGGATATTGTTATTTTCCATCACCAGTTACACTTTTTCCTACACAAACAACAACATCAATGTTGAATACACCATATTTTATTAATGCAATTCAAAATGGTGTTTATACGTCAAGAACTTCAGATCCATATCCGTATGTACAAGCAGCATACTTGTTTATTAACTCATTACCATTAGATACTTTAAGAGAGAGGTATAAAACATATTCAAATGGTGTTACAACTGATTTGGATTATGTTGCATCGGTATTTAAAAAGTTTGGAGCGATTCATAAAGTACCATATGCGTGGGTTCTTAAAATGGGATCTATTTGGTATAGGTATAAAAAATATATTGAAACTAATGTTGATATATTAGATGATTGTTGGAAAGATTTTGATTATGTTACAAATTATGACCCTATAACAAATAATATTAATCACAAATATAGTTATGATACTCGTATTGATGGTTTTATAGGAACAACAAATATTATTTTACAGAGTGAAACAACCGATAAAGTTACAATACAAAATGGGTTTTATCCAAAAGTTATAAATGACTTCAATGTATTTTATAATGGATATGATCTTTATCAAACATATAGTAATGATGAAATTCAGGCTAGTATTGTTAATGGAATGAAGATAACTTCGTTGGCAAAAGGAAGAATTAATGCAAAACAAAAAAATAAAAATATAACAGTTGATCCCTATAGTGTGGTAATACCCCATTTAATGGATACATCAAATAATAATCAATCGGTATGTGTTCCATCAGATAATACTAAAGGAACTGAATACTATGTAATGCCATCATTTGGTAATACTATTAATCAAACAAACTCACAATGTATTAATACAACAGGAGGTACAATAGTTGATTTAACTTATAATCAATCAATGTATAATGGTAGTGTTAGATTACTATGGTCAACACCTAATTACGGATATTTTGATACGAATACGAGAGTAAAACCAAAACCAGATTCTTATTTAAATTATATTAACCCATTATCTTCAAATCAATCACCGGTTAGTTTTTTATCGGGAGATACTTATTCTAAAATTGAAGAAATATTTTCAGTATTTGATAAATCTGTATTGAATCAATTTGAAAAAGAATTTTTAAACTTTTGTAAACCAATTAATACATTAAATGCATCAAAAGATGTTGTTGGAATAGGAGAGAGTCCTTTAGATATTAATGCAAATTTTAAGAATTTTCAATCTTTTATGAGGATTGCAATGACAGTTCCCGCAATGACAGGTAAAGATACCAATCAATATTTTTTAGATACGATTGATAGTCAATTACAAGTTTTTTCTTCTAATGTAAAAAACTTTATGGAATATGATGTTGTTTTAAGAAATGGTAATCCTGGAAATTATAATAGAAGAATATTCGGTTCATTTGTAGGAACAGCAATTGATCCTATTAAATCTAATCCGTATGTACAAGGAAGTTTACCGACATTAAAAGGTAAAACAAGTTTGTCTCAAAGTAAGGCAAACTACCCACAAGAATGGGTTGCATTACAAACAGAAGTCGGATTTTCAACCATACTTAATTTAACATACACTGACCAAGGTTCATATATAACAGATTTCTTTGTTGACAATAATATTGAATTCTCTGTTCAAAATATTACGTTATATAATCAATTAATTAAGATTTATGCAACAAGAAAATTATTGAACCCATCCATAACTACCACAAATTTTAAATCACAGATAAATACTTTTATTTCAGATGGTACAAACTTACAAAACATTATTTTAAATAAAACTATGGAGGCTTTAAGAGCTAGCCTTCCAAAACAATCACAATTACCTGAAAGAACAATCCAATCGGTAATAGATGGACAACAATCTAAAGTAGAAAACTATGAAGTCTTTAAAGCCCTTAATGACAAATGGATAGCCGGGGGAGATTATAAAACCAAAACACTATTTGAGGATATGATGTTCTTAGATAGAGCGTCAAGAAATATTGGAGATACAGTTATCATAGATATATTTGATTTACAAAATGTTCTTAGTGAAAATGCATATAATGAACGAATGAGTGTATTCACCTTAATAAGTGGAATTCTTATTAAGAATAACTTTAATGTCATGTCACTTCCAGCTTATGTTAATTTTTATAATGTTCAAGATGTGTCAGGTATCGCAACACAAAAATCAGAAGGTTCACTTGAATTTGCCAATAGTATGTGGGGAACATTTTTAAATGTTGATTATAGAAATTCAGGACCAAAAATGATTTGTTTTTATGCGGGGAAACCTTCGGAGTATTTGGCTTTACCTAAAGGAAATTTCAGATTTAGAGATGATAGTTTTGAAATGAGACGAGCTTCTGAAAATCCGTTAATTGAAGACCAAGCAAACAAAAAAGATTATTCACTATCAAATAGATGTGTTGGTTTTAATGTTGATATTGGTATTAGAAATCAAAATGTATTCTATTCATTCAGTGTATCACAAGATTCTGGTAATGCGACTTCAGAATCAATTGAAGCACAATTAAATATGATTAAACAAGCAAATGGTAGAAATGTATCAACTCAAAATGTAAGTCTTTACAATTTATATAAAAATAGAAGTTATACTTGTACTATACAATGTCTTGGAAATGCTTTACTACAACCAACAATGTATTTCAATTTACAACATGTACCAATGTTTAATGGTCCATATATGATTACCGATATTTCACATAATATTAGTGCAGGTAATTTTGAAACAACAATTACAGGTGTAAGACAAGGTATATTTGATTTACCTAAAATTGATAGTTTTTTACAAAGTCTTAATAAAAATTTATTAACTAAAATTGAACAAGCGGTTCTTAATAAGAAAGATGAAACACCGGCAATTAATGCAACCACAGAGATAACAAAAGCTGCAAAAATAGTCCAAGATGCAAAAGGTACTAAACAAGCGGAAAACGCTTGTAAGTTAAAACTTAATCCAATTTATGATACTCAAGGGTGGATTTCTAAAGGAACAACTTTAACATCACTTTCACCAGAACTATTTAAGAACGCAATAATTAAAAAAACATCAAATGGAGTTCTTCAAACAATTATTTATACAATTTGTTATGTTAGAAGTTTTCAAGGGGATAAAAATAAACCTTTATTTGCGGGATATAATAATAATTTTGCAGCGGTTACTTTAGATTTAGACTATGGTAGTAATAATATCTATTTTAATAAAACATATTCATGTTTAGATGTCCAAGCTGGAGAATCAACAGCAAAAAGTACTACAAACATATTACCTATTGCAAACTTTGCAACTATTGATAAGTTTATTGATTTCATGATATCTAAATTATCATCAAATGTATCAAGAATACAAGAACTTGGATTACCAAAATATTATGTGTGTTATTGGCCAATAACAAATTTAACTCCTGAATATTATGAAAAAAATAAAGATACTGAGTTTGAAAAACTACTTGCAAATTTTAAAGTGGCAATTGATTCTGCACGTACTTTAGGATTACCTGGATTAGATGGAGTTTATCTTAATGGTGTTCCTGCTGTTTCTACAACAACTATAACTTCAACATGTACTGTACCAGTACTTAGTGGAGTTACTTTAGTTTCAGGTTCTTTATTTACTTACAATTATGCAACACCAACAAATTGTCTTTCATTAATTTTGGCGTATTCTAGAGACAAAGTTAATTGGGTTTATGATACTGGTGGATGTAGTACAGGTAGACAAATTGATACTAAAGATGCAACAAAAACTTGGTATTTTAAATTAATTCAAAATTGTACAACAGGTGGTCATAATGATTCTAACATTGTATCATACTCATATGTAACAAAAGGAACCGTTATTTGTTTCACACCAATAATTAATTCATTTACACCAACATTTGGAGGATATAATACTATTTTAACTATCAAAGGAAAATACCTTGAATCAACAACTTCAATTACAATTAGTGGAAAAGAAGTCATTAGTGGTATTATTAAATCTGCAGATGGAACTCAACTTACAGTAACAGTGCCTCAAACTCCAGTACCAGGAACTGATGTAATTTTGATTAAGAGTCAAAATGGTGATGCAACAAGTACTGATAAGTTTATTTATAATCCGGCAACAACAAATACAAATGCTTCTGCGAACCCAATAGATACAAAGAACGTAAGTACAAAAACACTAACAGAAGTTTCCAAAGTTGAAAGTTCTACAAGAAATCCAATAGGACCAAAGGTATTATTAGATAAAATAGTTACAAATACATATCTTAATGGATATGGATCATTTGAAAATATGACAATAACGGTTAATCCTAAATCTGGCGTTTGGAAAATAAATGAAAAAGTAATAATTAAACTTCAATTTATCGGTATTATAAATACTGGTAATAATACACCTAAAGATGAAATAATAAAAGAAATTAGTTCAGTTGGTATTGGATATGTTTCAGCAGACTTTCAGTCTTTTTATATTAATTCTTCAGATATTGATACAATAATCAGTAATAGCGGTATTACATCTGAACAGTTGAAAAAAACAAAGAAGATAGATGGGAATATATCTTTAATTACAGTACCTGATAACCAAAATAAACAACAATTAAATTCAACATACCAGTTCACAATGTTAAAGAGTTAATTTAAGTATGTATTCGTATATTTATATAAAAAGATTTTTATGGACATAAAATCAGCATTAAACAATTATCTTGGAAAATCTGTAAGATATTCTGAGGAAGATAACGGTGACGGAAGTAAACAAGTTTGTGATTTGGATACTGGCGATTGTTATACAGTAAGAGAAAGAGATGGACTAATTGAAAGAGCGGGACATCAAACAACAGCTAACAGAAAAGTTAGAGTTGAAACATCAAAAGGAATAAAACAACTTTTAAACGGATAAAAATATGAGCTTAGATAGAAAAATTATTAGCGAAATACAGAGATATAAAAATATCAACAAATATATTATGGAGCAAGATGCCCCACCACCACCTGAGGATCCAACAGCTGGTTTAGGTGCGATAGCACCACCTCCACCCGATGCGGCAACAGCTCCACCGGCAGCACCAGGAGCGCCAGCGGCGCCAACGGCACCTCAACCTATTGATGTTGCAAATGACCCTGATGTTGAAAAGATTGATGATGATGGTGAGTCTGAAGAAAAAAAAGATGAGGGTGATGAGTCAGGTGATGATTCAGGAGAATTAGATATTACAGAATTAGTTGATTCTCAAAAAAATATTGGAACAAAACAAGATGAATATTTTGAAAATCTATTTGGTCAATTAAATAAGTTAGAGTCAAGATTAGGTGAGATGGATCAAATTATGTCTAAACTTAATACTCTTGAGGCTAAGATTGAGAAATACAGAGAGAAAACTCCACAAGAAAAATTAGAGTTAAGAACTTATGATTCATATCCGTTCAATCAAAAGTTATCAGATTTTTTTACTGATAAGCAAGATGAGATGGAAAAAACGGGAAAACATGATTATGTTTTAACTTCAGATCAAGTTTCAGATATTAATCAAAATGATATTAAAAAATCTTTCCAGCCAACGGAAGACGATTTAATGTAACAAAAAATAAAATAGTAAAGGTCATCGGAAGATGACCTTTTTTATTTGACATACGGCCTATTATCAATTATACTTATAAGACAAAAAAACATATAAATATGAGTAATGTATTAGATGCCGTATTGGCGCAGTATGAAAAAACGAAACAACAAGGGGCGGGCCCACAGTTCAAAATGTCACAAGACGAAAGAATGAAAAAGTATTTCGCATTAATCCTTAGTGATAAAGAGAAGTCAGGACAAAGAAGAATTAGAATTCTTCCAACAACAGATGGTTCTTCACCATTTAAAGAAGCTTGGTACCACGAAATTCAAGTTGGTGGACAATGGCAAAAGTTTTATGACCCAGCAAAAAATGACAACGAACGTTCACCTTTAAATGAGGTTTATGAAGAGTTGATGGCTACGGGTAAAGATTCTGATAAAGAATTGGCGAAACAATATAAATCTCGCAAGTTTTATATCGTTAAGGTTATGGATAGAGATAACGAACAAGATGGACCAAAGTTTTGGAGATTCAAACACAATTATAAGAATGATGGTATTTTGGATAAAATCATTCCAATTTGGAGAAACAAAGGTGATATCACTGACCCTGAAAAAGGACGTGACCTTATCATTGAGTTAAACAAATCAAAAAATCCAAATGGTAAAGAGTATACTGCGGTATCAACAATTATGCATGATGACCCAACTCCTCTTCATACCGAAGATGCTCAATTAAAAGCATGGGTTAATGACGAATTGACTTGGTTAGATGTATATTCTAAAAAACCTGTTGAATATCTTGAAGCGATTGCTCGTGGAGAAACTCCAAAATGGGATAATGAAAAAGGTGGATATGCTTATGGAGACTCAACCGTTTCTTCTGATACTTTTGGTGGAGGTAAGAAAACCGCTACTAAGATGGTTGACCCACAAGAACACGCTGAAATCGATACAGAATTACCATTCTAAACTATATTGGGTGGAGTATTAACTCCACCCTTTTATTATACTATTATGACATTTAAAGAAGAAATTGAATTACAATCAAGAGATAATAAAACAGTATCTTATGAGATATTGAGTCAATTAAAAGATAAGGGATATTTTTCTGGCAGAGCAAAACAAATTGGTGATACCGTTTTATTTGGTATGTTAAGAGAAGAAAAAGAAGATGGAGAATTAGGTCTTAAATTAATAACTTTTCACGAAGAAGAAGTTGGTACCTTATATGAAGAAGATAGTATGTTCTATGGACCAAACAAAATAAATAAGTTACCAAATATTAAAAAAATAGAAAATGGCGGCCATTAAGAAAAAAGAAGGTGTTGGAGGGGGATTTAAAGATAAGTTCTCAACAAAAACAAAGTATAAAGAAACAAATTACTATAATTGTGGTGAAGCATTCTTAAGTGCAAGTGGATTACCAGGTCCT